TTGCTCAGGGGACAACGATGGACCTCGTGCGGCACGCTTAGCGGCACGCTGAGCAGCCGTAGGTCGTGGCGGCTTATTAACCAACCTAGGGGCACCATCTTTCATGGCTTTGTTTACAACCTTTTTTAATAGGTCTTTTAGAAAATCGCCTTTATCTTTAGCCATTACTTTTTTCCTTTAGATTGACGAATTTTAGCACGCTTAGCAAACTGTTTATTAACCGCTGCTCGTTCTTCTTTATATGCTTTTCCGTAAACATCCATCGCTGATTTGTTTTTATGATAATTTTTACCAAATTTTTTGTCAAACGCTTCAGTAATCCCCTGTTCTGCTTTCCAGCGTCTGTCTCCCCGTTTTCCCTCAAACTCAACATATTTGCCAGTGCGTTTCATGTTACGGTCCACCGCACCAAAATATTTAATTTCAGCCCGAACATCAGAACGAAGTTTTTTGGCAACCTGTTTACCTAGTGGACCAAAAACATCATCAATAATACCTGCTGGACGACCAATGCCGTCAAACGCTTTACGAGGCTTACTTGCCATAATAATTCTTAGCCATCTTCTCTGTCTTAGCCATAGCACGGCGCTTCGTCATGCTACGGGCAACCTGTTGTTGAACCTTAGGTGACATAGCCTTCTTTGAAGCCGCTTTAGCAAGCGGTCCCACAATGTCATCTATAATGCCTTTTGGACGGGCAATGCCATCAAATGCTTTGCGTGGTTTACCAGACATGATTATGGTTTTCTTTTTGGCTTCTTTGGCATTGGTTTTGGCATCATACGAACACCACGCTTCGGTGGCATTGATGCTAATTCTTTTGGCATACGCTGTCTTGGGGCAACACGCTTTGGTTCACGCTCATTTGGGCGAGTATCAACACCAGCCTTAGGACCTTTGCGTTTTGGTAACATAGCCCTTTTTGAAGGATAAGGTCCTTGACCATAATCACCAAAAGGTTTTGGAATCTTAGGCATTAGTACCCCTTCTTAACAGACTTACCTTTGGACTTGCTGCCCTTACCCTTAGGATAGTTGGATGTTTTGGTGCCAGCCTTCGGCTTGGCATCAGCATGCGAGGACAAAATACGGTACTTAACTGGCATAATCAACTCCTAAAAATGAATGTGTTGGGTGGGGGCTTTTATCCCCCACCCAAACCATTATGGATTATTTAACTGCGCCGCCCGAATTTTTGCGGTACAGTTGCACTGCTGATGCTGAAGTTACAACAGCAAGGAATGTTGCTGAAGTACCATCAAATACTGTCATCAACCCACCACCAGTAATTGTCCAACCAGTTGCGGTTGTAACAACAATCTCAAAAGAACTTGCAAGGTTCACGATTGTGAACTCAAACGAAGTTCCAACTGCTTCATCTGTCAAAGCAGCGAGCACAAGTGCGGCTGTTGGCAGGGTGAAGGTTGTGTCTTGTGTTGGTGTCGCAACAAACAACTTACTAGTAAGTAGTTGTGCTGCTGTTGGTGTTGCTGCATCGGTAATGGCTACTGCTGTAACCTTCTCTGATGCTGCAATATAGTTTTCAAGACGCTTGCGTGTTACCGCACCGTCTGTGTCGTTACCTTTTAATGGCATTGTATTTTCTCCTAGTTTTTGTAGTTGTTAATTAAGCGGTCTTAGCGGTAAGTTTGCCTTGCTTCTTACGGTTACGGACCGTGAGGTTACCGTAGCACATAATCAAAGCGTAGCGTGCATCCAAATCTTCTGGACGAACAAACTCTGTCTGTTGGAACCACTTAGCCGAGTGACCGACAAGTGTGAGGTACTTGGTGTTCAAGAAGTACATTACGCCTGCTGTGCAAGACACATCGTACATTACAGGACTAGCCTTGAACAACAGGTTCTGGAAACCAGCATCTGCAGTCTTGGTGTCTGTGTAACGAAGGTTCGGTTGCAACAAAGCCTCATACTTTTCGTACAATGTTTGTGTTGCCAAAACCACATCTGGGTGGTCGTTACCAACAGAAATTGTGTTGTAAGCAGTGTTCATTTGAGCAAGAGTCAAAGCAGTTGCTGTGTTCTCCTCATATGACTGCCAGTAACTGTATGTTGATGAGTTGATGTTACCAACAGTGTTACCTGACTCAACAAGGTTACCCAAGCCGTTCCAGTCTTTTGAACTGTTGCCAGTTCCGTCACCGTAGAACATTGTGTTGAAACCTTCACGCATTGATTCCTCAGCCTGCATGATTTTGGCTTCCAACAAGTTGATGATTTCTTGCTCACCGTTGTTCTTGGCTTCTTCAATACCGCTGATTGAGATTGAGCCAGCATATTGCTTCCAATCATATTCAGCAGCCGAGATACCAGTTTGTGGTGTCAATGAAATCGTGTCATAACCCGAGTATGAACCGATTGTGTCGTTCGTTGCATAAACAAGTGGTTCAACAATTTTTGTACCACCATTAAGCATACGGATGCGACCCTTTTCGTTCAACATGTAAGTCAGCGGGCGAGCCGTGAAAATGTTGTCCGTAAGTTGGTCACGATAATTTGCGAGCGTTGTAGTGAGCAGCGCATCAAAGTTGCTATTTGCCATTTTAATTTCTCCTAAAGTTGTTTGTAATGAAAATTATAGTTCTGCACCAAGTTGCCGTTTAGCAGCAGCCCAAGCATCACGAATATTGGTAATAGCCTCAACAGACTCAGTAGTTGTACTAGCAGGATTAGACCCACCAGCAACAACAGCAGCCTGACGCTTAGCATCAACAACCGATTTCTCGGTTTGTTGCTTCTTTGCTTCAGCCTGTTTTTGAATGTTTTGTTGTGCCATAATTTTGTCAAACATAAGTTGCTTATATGTTCCCTCTAAATCGGTTGTGCCAAGCCGCAAAGCGGTTTGAACAACAGTCGGAACATCAAAATCGCTGTAACGCTGCTGCAATTTTTGAACTTCTTTCTCAACCTCCAACTGGGATTGATACTCTTCAAAAGATGCAACCCGCTTGTCCAGTTCACGCATTTTCTGTTCCTGCGGGTCAAGTGACTGAAAATCATCAACCTCATCAGCAACAGCGGCAGCCTGCGAACGACTAATGTTATAATGCCTAGCAAGTAGGTCAATAGTCGCCTCAGGGTCACGCTCTAAAGCCGCTTGAATAGTGGCAGCATACTGCATTTGACTGCGTTGCTCTGCCAACTCCTGCGTCTTACGAGTGTAATCAGCCTGTCGTTGATAACCAGCAAGCGCTTCCGACAACGGAACTTGTAGTTCCTCACCATCTAATTTGACTCTAACTACATGATTAGAGTAGTTATCTGTCTCCAAATACGGTGCATCAGAAACTTGCGTTTCCATTCCAACATCTTCGGTTGTCCCAAAATTGGGGTCCATGTTTTCCTGTGTTGCGATTTCATCGCTCATTATATTTCTCCAAGAGTCCGTAAAAAATGGTTGCTCTCATCAATAGAATAGGCTGTTCCCTAGAGGGCTGGAGGTTGCCCCATTGTCTCTGCACCAAGTTCAGGTTGAGGAGGTAACGGCATTCCTTGAGGAGCACCAGCGCCCTCAGGTGCGCCCATAGGCGCACCCGCAGCCTGTTGTGGGGCAGCCATAAACTGTTCAGGTGATTTCACACCAAAACCAAACTGCAACACATGAGCAGCAAGTTTACGCATATCAATAACACCCATACTTGCAAACGGTGCCATAGCATCAACCATCTGCAACGCCATCTGACGGCGGAATGACTCGTTTTGCGGCTGAGTAGAACCAGCCTCAACCTCAAAATCAAAATCACCCTCAAGATACTCACGGTCATAAGTAACCCAAACTTGCTCACCGTTCTTAGCAGTAATACGAGCAACCTGTTCGCCAGTCATAAACTGTTGTGTCAAAGCCACAAGCCGTCTAGCAACCTGCGCCACAGACTGTTCAACCGTAGCCAACTTGTCAGCCGTTCTCGCATTGGCGGCATCTTGCAGCAAGGACGACTCAGTGGCAGTACGGCGAATTTCGGTGGTTGCACCACGCATAAACTCCGACACACCAGAAATACGGTCAATGTCACTAATAATCATATTGGACTGATTATAAAACTCTGGTGGCGTAATTGTTGCTGGCAAAGCCATCATCACATTTGGCAACGGCTCATCTGTAATAACAGGAACCATCACATTATCTTCCTCGGACTCCAAGGCTGTGCGACCCAACTGGTCAAACGCCGACTCCTTGTATAGATATTTGCGTGCAAACCGCTTACGATGATTCATCATCTGAGTACGGGTTTCGTTCAACTCTTTTTGCAACGGCTCAATAGCCTCAAGTTCACCAATCGGATAAAAAGTATCTGGCACATCATAATTGCGTAACATAACAAACGGATGACCAAACGAATAAGGCATCTTTATCGGTTTAACCAAAAACTGTTCACCGTCCTCAGCAAACACACACATAGTTTTGTTGGCAATATCGTAATACTCCCAAACTTCCGCATAACCAGCATTCTTATCGTGTACCTTACGGCGGCTAGGGTCATCCGAATAACGGCTAACAGCCATAATGCTCACAGCCTCACGGGCTGTCTTGTTATAGCGTTTATCTGACTTAACATCACTCAAAGGACGGCGAATGCGTTGAGCAATCCAACGCATATCACCCATACTTGTTGCATCAGCATCAACAAACACATCCATTGGGGACACCCGTTCAGCGAACGGTGAATCTTCTAAAATAACAGAATTAGTAGTAGATTCTCCGCCTTCAATCGGGTCAGAAACATCGCCATCTTCACCAACCATTTCCTCTTCAACGAAACGGTAACCAACCTTAATCCAACCATGACCGTACATAATGAAATCTTTGACCGCACGGCGGAACTCCGTTTTAATATCACGATGCCTCCACCAATAGTTCACAACCGCTTCAGCAATAATTGCATTAGGAGAATTTTCGGGTTTAACGGCATTAACAACAATCTTCGGATAATTAATAGCAA